ATGACTAGAGGGTATAATAGCAGTTTGTTGTGTAGCTGATAAGAAGTTAATACCATAATTTCCTGTTAAAACATATACAGGATTACTAGTATCTCCATTTGTACTATTATATAGAACAATACGTAATCCCATTTCATCTATAACAGTTTGAGGATATATTTTAAGTTCAAGCTCTTTAAGTAAAGCCATACTTATTACCTCATCATTGACGTGCTGGAAACCTTCATCTGCTGGAGCACCAGTGAGAGCGATATGTATTAATCCCACTAATGGATTACTAACTGCTCCTAAATCAACATCTCCTGAAACGCCTATAACAGTACCTAACCATTCATTAGGTAATCCATCATTTTCGTTATATACTTGTTCAAAAGAAAGATTGAAATCAATTATATTATCAAACACCGCTTCAAGTTCATCTAAATCTATACATAAACTACATACACAATCAGATATTGTATCTATTTTATATTTAGTTTTCACAAAAGCAATTTCATCTTCATCTTCTCCTGCCATAAGCAAGTCTATAAGATACATACCGTACCAAAATATACCTAGATATATTTTATTTATGTTTTCTACACTTTTAGTACTTCCTGTAACACATTCTTCACTTAAAATATTATTAGTCTTATTTTGAATACTACAAGTAGATAATTTTAGAGCTTCATCAATATATTGAAGAAAATTAAAAGAGAAATTAGGAGTATATCTACTTAAATAAGTATATTGATAAGTAAATAGTTTAGCATGAATAGATTTGTATTTTAGAGCCTTTTTAGCTATTTTACTAATACAATCATCAAGTAAATTATCATCACAGCCACAATCACCACATAAAAGTTGTTTTATAACAGTAATTATAGAATTTTGTAGATATTTAATTACATAAAAAGGTATTTTAACAGTTTCATTACCAACTATAAGAGTGAGTATCCATTCTCCATCTTTAGTAGTAGGAACAGTAAGAGAAGCTCCTGCTTCTATACTTCCACTGGTAATTCTCTTTTCAGTATTTCTATCCACATAGTCTAAAGTATAATCAGTATCTTGTGAAACAGTTACTATATGATTATCTTCAGTCTTTACAAAGGAATGGAGTATAGGCATAGTTTATAAATTTTAAAAAACCCTTACCATATATGATACAGTAAGGGTAATTAATTACAAATGTTCGATTCTATTATCTATTATAAAACCCTTATTAGTTACCAGCAATAGCATCAGTTTCAGTTCCATCATCCAAAACAGGCTCTTCACCTACGGTTGCGCTATATGCTGTACCCACAATAGCTGCAAGAAAAGCTGCAACTTCTACAGCAGTTTGATTAGAAGCAGGAGGAGTATCAGCTTCTGCATCGTTATCACAAGCAATACATACAATGTTTTTCATTACATTATGAGTTCTGGTAGGAGAACTATGAGTTCCTTCCCAATTAAATGTAACAACATCATAATTTGTAGCAAGCACAGTCTCCATTACACGTTTGTACCACAAATCTGTATATTCTGTATAATTACCATTACCTTCTTCAGCACTAAAATCTTTTTCCATTTGAAGAATATCTGCTCCTGTTCCTCTACTATGTACAAAAGGAGTAGTAGTAGAAAAAGCATCACCTTCAATAAGTCCTCCTAGAGATACTCCTAAAACAACATCGTCTTCATTAGGAGTAATAGTTACATTATAAGGACCGCCTCCTGTTTTAGCAGCAGTAATAAAACTAGAACCTGCGTTAAGTTTTGCGACTAATTCGTCAATAGCAGCACTAGCAGTTACAGAAGCTTTTTTGTAAACAGTAGCTCGTACACTTCTTGTAAAGTTTTTAGAACTATATGTAATGTCTTTTACAGTAATACTAAATTCACCTACATCGCCATCTACTACACTAAGAGAAGCGACAGTTATAACAGGTTTTGTAGCGGCTCTATATAATTGTATATTTACACCTTTAACACCTTGTCTTGGTATAATAGGAACTATAATAGTATCTTCTAATCTTCCTGCTACAGCAGTAAAATACTTAGAGTCTGGAGTAGTAGTAGCAAGATTAGCTAGAGTAATCAAAGCACCTTGGTCGTTAAAAAATGCAAGAGCACCATCAACCAAAGTATCAACATCATTGTAACCTGCAATAGTTCCTCCACCAACTTTGGCTGCATAGGCTACATCTTTTAATACAAGTAATTTATTCATCTTATTAAAGTTTAGTATTTATTCAGTTAACATATTTTCTCTTACATAAGCATTATAATTACCATCAGTAATTAAAGCTTTAATAAATTGTGCAGTATTCCTAACAATTTCTTCACAAACTCTCCTACTCATATTCAAATTGCTGTTCAAATATAAATCAATCAAGTTTGGTTTGCAAATATAGGTAGATTTGACTGCTCCAATTATAACACTATTAGGAATTTTAAGCATAAGAGATTCTTGTCTGATTACCGAGGTAAGAGAATTTATACTAGGTCTGGACAACGCCGAATTATTGACATCCATGAAAAATTCGTCATCTATGACCCTAATTTCAGTCCTCAAAGGCAAGTCAGTACTAAGATAAGTGTTTATAGTACTTTGTTGAGTTACAAAATCCTTAGCTACTGCTCCTGCTGTTATAGTTATTTTCTCAACAGCATTATTACTAATTAAAATAAAAGTTTCATTACTATAGTTAAAAGATTCTCTTTCCCAGTATAAGTCGGAGGGAGAGTTAAGTATAGTAGTAAGTTTATCTTTAAGTTTAATTCTTAGTATCTTAGTTAACATGAATTTTTGTTTGAAAAAAGATTCGTTAGCTAAATAATTAGCAGGTAAATCATTAATATCTGTTATATCAAACAAGGTAGTAGGAACACCTCCAATATAGATTTCAATCTTATATATAGTAAGAGCATCTGTAGCTGGAAGACTAAGACTAAAAGCTGTTTTATATTTAGTTACAGCAGTTGTTTTTATTATTTGATTACAATTTTTGGCTACTAAACCATCAAATCTAACAAAATCAAAATAATCATCAGGAAGAGAAACATATTTATCTCCTTCTCCTAACTCTTCTATATACAGGGTCTTTTCTCTAACAAGGTCTTTAATATCAGAAATCCTTTTAGAAGTATTTTCAAATCCTATTTGCTTAATATTAGAACTAGATGTTAATTTACTTTCTATAAACTTAGTAACTTCTTCATTTAAAAGCCAGTCTTTTTCTTCTGGTTCTATATTCTTAGTTACCTGTGAGTTTATTTTCTGTAAATGAACATCTAGGTCTATATGCATCTCTTGTGCAGTCATTTGTTATGTTTTTAGTCTTGCTTGTATAACAGAAACTATTTCTTTATTTTTTGGTTCTTCTGATTTAATAAATAAAACAGCATCATCTAAATTAGTTCCTAGACATATTTCACGGTTTTCTCCATAATAATATGTATCAGTATTAGCTGGAACATATAAAATACCTGCTTCTCTAGCTCTAAGAATAAGAGCTTTATATTTAAGATTTACGTCAGAAACACAATCCATAAATATTTCAGGTTTACTCTCAACTAATTTTTCAAGAGCTATTTGTTTATCTTCTAAACTTTCATAAACAGCTAGTTTTTCTCCATAATAAAGTAATGAAGCATCAATAACAGGCTCTTTACTTAATATTTCAATAAATTTAGCTCTAGCATCATTTCTAGTTTTAAATTCACTAATTTTATCAAGACGGTCAGTTTCTATACTATATAAATAAAATCTAATTTTAGGAGAGATAAAAACATCTTTAGAATGATTAGCTACTCTACCATATACTAAACAATATTTAAATAAAACATAATCAGCAATTCCATCTATAACGTTACCATATAAAGTAATATAATTTCCTTTTTTCTCGAATGATTTTAAAGATTCAAAAGTACTTTTTTGTTCAGCACTTTTAAATTCTACTTTCATAGATAATATTTTACCTTGAAGTTTTTCAGCAGTATCCCCATCAGCAGGAACTCTTGCAGAAATATTATTCCAATAATCTCTACAAGCCATATTAAAGTTTACATCGCTAGGAGCTATATTAATAATTTGAGGTAAATATTTCTTTTCTTCTTCTAAATCTAAACCTCTAAGAACAGTAGTACCTTTTAAAGAACTTCCTATTTTCATATTATGATTAGAAGGGTCATCGCCTCTCATATAAAAATAAGGCGCACGTCTAATAGACAATTCAAAGTTTGAAATTTGTTTTGTTTCCATGATTGTTTTGTTTTTGCTTTTTATTGTTAAAGCTACTAGAGATACTATTAATATCTCTAGTAGCACATTCTAAATTAACTACTAACTAATATAATACTAACTACGACAAATCGCAACTTAGTTTAAAACAATGAACATTTCTACGAATATTAACACCTAGAGTTTTAAGGAAGTGAACAGCGGCTTTATCAATATCGGTAGCTAAGTTGATATTAGTGGCATTACCATTATAATCACCATAACTCTTACCTTTAATTAAAGTCATACCTTGTTCAATACCTCTAATCATAGAACGTCCTTTTTGATTAACCATTTGAACGTTTCTGATTCCATCATAGGTACTCATATCAACGAAATACATATCAAAAGAACTCATTGGAAGTCCTTCTACTGGATGTAGAGGAGAGTTTTCAGCACGTCCACCATAGTCTAAAAGATTAAGTAAACGTACAGTAATGGTGTGTCCGTCAATATGTTGGTATTGATTAAAATACGCACCATATTTAAGACTGTTACTATTAGCAGTACCTCCGATAAATTTATTATCAGTACTGCTAGTTAAAGTCCAAGCACCTGCACCAGTAGATTCTCTCTTAATAGCGGCATCAAATTCTCTAGCTCCACCAACACCAGTAAAGAGAACAATTTCCATTCTACCAGTATCTGTAGCACCATACAACACATCACCAACAGTCCTAGATAATTTACCAACAGTTAAGAAACCATAAGTATCTTTATTAGGAATCTGGTCATCGACACCTGCTCCAATAGGAATAGGAAAACCAGTTTCAGGGTCAATAGTAGTAATATTACCATTAACATCTCTATTATAGGTACTTTCCCATAAATGTTCTTCACAAGCTTCCTTGTATTGTAATTCATGCTGATATTCCTCGAAAGGCATCCAGTAAGATGTTTTACCACTAGGTAAATTAAACTGGAACTCTACAGTACGATTACTAACATTACCACCAAATTCATAAGACTTTCTAAGAATAGAAATTTGGTTCTTTAGTTTACCAGGAACTTGTTTATTACTTTCATTACCACTAGAATAAGCTTCAGCAACAGGTGCTCCACCACTCATACTCCATCTTAGACCCGCAGTCATCTCGGTAGTAGGCATATAATCATCCAAATTACGATAAATAAGTTGGAAAGTATATCTAAAACCAGTACTTACTCTTTCTTTACTAAGTATTCTAGCAATTTTTCCATTAGGAGTTCTAACTAAATGTTGGTCTTTTAACCAATTAGTTTTAAAAATCACATGGAAAGGAACACCTCTCTTACCAACTTCGGTAGCAGCGGTATATTCGTGACTAACAATCACGTCAGATTGTTTAAGTCTTGTCATTACAGGATAGTCGTATTCAATGTCTTCGATTCCAATAGTACGCATACCACCTGCTTGTCCTTCAGTTAAGAAGGTTAAGGGAAACTTCTTACTATCATTACCCATTAAATGAGTTATAACAGGAGTAAGAGTATCCGCTTTAGTAATACGAGCTTCAGCTAACGAGTTGTTAGTAGTAAAACCTCTACCATCAAAGGTTTCGTGTTTTAGTATCTGAGCCGTAATTTGATTACCAAATGTATTATCCATTTTAATTGTTTTTTAAAGTTATTTACTATTGAATAAGTCGTCTATAGTAATATCTTTTTGAGGTTTAGAAACACCACCAGTACTAGCAGAATTTTCACTTTCCAATTTAGCACTTCTAAACACTAGATCTCTAAGACCACTTACTCTATTTTCTCTCATTTTCTGTTTGATAACACTATTAAAGTCAAATTTTTTAAATCTTAAATAAGCTAAACCTATTCTATTTTCAAGACTTTCTTTAGACATATCTAGGATTTCTTGACTATTACCTTTATCGTCAACAGCATTTGACATATAATTAAAGAAAGCTTCTTTTTCTGAATCAGGAATAGTAACAAAACTAACCTTATTATTTTTAATATGGTCATTTACACTATTCCAATGATTTTGAATTTTAGCTTCTTCTCTAGCTATAGTATCATTAATTTCTTTTTGACGATTAAGTTTAACATTGTCATCGTATTCTTTTAGAGCTTTTACAGCTATATCATATTCTTTGTCAACACTGTTACTATCTTTAGTAAAGCTTAAATAACTTTCAATTCTTTCACTCTCTAGGTTTCTTATTAATAATGACTTTCTAATAGTATCGAGTTTTTGTTCACTATTTAAATTCTTTTTATCTACTTTAGAATAATCAGTAGCTTGTTCAAAATCTTTTAAATCCTTTCCTAATTGAAGATGTTTAACAACTTCTGAAAGAACTGGAAACTTATTATAAAGATTCTCTAATGTTGCTTTACCTATCTCAACACCATAATCTTTAACAAGCTCTTTTACACCTTCAATATTATTGGGATAAACTTTTGTTTTACCATTTTCATCTAAAAACTCATATTCCAATTGAAGGTGAGCATTATTA